CTTATGTCGGCGGTCGTTGCGAGACGCTATTCTCTGGCGTTTACGTGCGTAAGAATGTGCCTGGATTGATTGCGATACTAAGTATGAATGGATTAGCGACATAAGGAATTTACAAAATGAAAATTACAAAAACACAACTTAAGCAGATTATTAAAGAAGAGATTGAGAAACTAGACGAATTTGGTCCAGGAGGTAGCAATTTTGGACCGCTGTATCCATTTGAAAAGTTAGGAAAACTCCCAGACGAAGATTTAAGAAAGGTTATCAGTAATGTTGATATGAATGATCTTGCGATGTCATTAGCAAAGGGACAATCTACAGATCAGCTTATAGATAGAATTATGAGCCAAATCTCGCCAAGAGCGCAAGGAAAGTTTAGAGATTTAATTGATAGATATGACACCGCTGGTTCTGGCCCATATTTCGCAGATGAGCGGCGTTCAAGGTCTGCCCAACGCCGCATTCTATCAGTTAAAAAGAAGCTTGGACTTTAGGAATTTACAAAATGAACTGGCTATTAAAATTATGGAACTGGATATTAAGCAAATTTTCTGCTCCTAAAGCAAATCAAATTGAGGTTTCTGAGGAAGATGTTATTGAGGAAATTATCGTTGAAAGAATTTCAGCTCCTGTTGAGGTTTTAGTGGAAGATGATGCATGTTCTGAAATGTTTAGCCAAATGTTAAAAGATGCAGCTATTAGTGATTATATTATTGAGAAGTATGATATTCAAACAACGTTTGATGAGTGGTGTGATTGTGATTGCACCGAGGTTAGTATGTCAGAGGTAGTGGCAAAGTTTAAAGAACAGCACCCAGTTATTGCTAAGAAAATTAAAAAGGTAACTTAATAATGAAAATTACTCTTAAAAGATTGCGAGAAATTATAGCCGAAGAAATTATAAATGAAGAATTATCTCCAGAGATAGCAGCACCTGCCATCGCCGCTATGCTGCAAGGCATGGAGCCAGAAGCGACATCTGACATATTTGGAGATGCTTTTAATCAAATGTATGGCGAGGGCGCCCTTGAAGGAGAAGCCGAAAGACAGGCCAGCATGGAAGAGCCGGCAGAAGAAGATTTCCCCACAGACTATCAAGCCGGCGGAGCTTATGGAGATCGTCCAAAAATTGGCTTTGAAGAAGACTTAGAAAGAATTATCAAAGAGGAACTTAATGAAGTTTACTCTGAAAAACAAAGAAGATATATGTGTGCGATGAAAGATGCAGACTCTGATGAGAGACCCGAAGGTCTTTCTCAACAAGAGGCCGAGGAACTATGCAAAGGCCCTATGAAAAAAAAGGATTAAACAAATGGAATATGTACAAGGAAAATTAGATAGATTAGTAGAGAAAGCAATTTCTCGCAAGTTTATGGTTTGGTTGACGGCGACAGGTTTGTTGGCGTTTTCTGATCTTACATCTGGTGATTGGGTAATGATCTCAGCCATTTATATTGGTGGTCAGGCCATTATTGATGGTATTGCTAGAATGAAAGGGGTTTGATGATCAAAATTGATTGGGCAAGTGTTTTAACATTCGTAAAAAGAAACTGGAAAGAAATAACAATTATTGTTCTTTTACTTGCAGTTATTGGAAAAATGCGTTATGATTATAGACAACTTGAGAATACCTATGAAGCTAGTCAACAATCTCTCCAAAACCAAATCGACGGCTTGCAAGAAATTCACGCTGAAGAATTAGAAAAAAAAGAACATGCATTACAAACTTATCGCGATGCATTAGAATTATTGGAGAGAGAGTATGAACAAGAAAGAGATCAAATTGAAGTGGTGGTTGAGGAAAGAATTGTTGAAATTGAGACAACGATCGACAACAGAAAACAGTTCACCGAAAACAGAGAAGAACTCGCAGAACAAGTAACAGACACATTCGGATTTCAGTATGTTCCTTAAAGCACTATTATTTTCTACGCTGGCTTATGCAGAGCCAGCTCAGTTTACTATTGTAGGACAAAATGAGCCCGCCCCCTTTGAGGGCGTTTTGTTTAATAAAAGAGGTATTGCAGAATTATTAGTTTTACCGATGGAATATCGCATGGATTGTGATTTAGAGGTGGAGTATCGTATTGATGTACAAGCAACCGAATTTGAACTTGAGCGACAAAATTTTGAAATTCGTTTAGATGCTTTGACAAAAGAATATGATTTGCGTATTGAGCAAAAAGATATCGAAATAGCAGCTTTACAGGAATCTATGTTAAAGCAGTCGCCTAATAATAAATTATGGTGGTTTGCTGGTGGTGTTGCTGCCGGAATCGCAACTACATATGCCGCATATAGGGTGTTTAATGAGTGATGATCCAAATAGAATCGCAGCGATAGAAAAAGCTATCGCAGAGAAATATGGCGAAGAAACTATCCAGAACCCAAAAGGCAACTGGAACGAAATTAAAGAAAAAGAATATCTCAAGCAATCAAAAGACTTTTATAGAAAAAAAAGCAGAAACGACGAGTGGCAAGAAAAAATAGAGGTTAATGGTATAAAGATATCAAAAAAACTACTTAATAGAGAATCTTTAAAAAGTTGTCCTGTCTGTGGGTCTTTCCCAAAGAAATCTATGGATGATGTCTACCTCGTCAAATTTGAATGTTGCAATACTTGTTACATAAAATATGTCGAGGATAGAGAGGAAAGATGGCTAAAAGGATGGCGTCCAAATGAAACTAAATAACAAAATTCTTAAGGAAATGGTAAGAGAAGCGTTAAGCGAAGTTGCAGATAAAGAAGAGACAAAAATCAAAGCAGCGAGTATGTCAGATTCAGCATTTGGCAAATCTGGCAAAGAGTCTCGCCTCGCAGTAAATCCTGAGCTTACATCTATTGAAAAAGGCATTATCCAACAAATTGACGATTTTTTATTAAAATTAGCCGCCGCGCCTGGGGTAGACCTTAATTCTAAAAAGGCTGTTATTCAAAGAGTTATGAAAGTACTGCAACAACAGGTTGGCAAATCAGCCAAAGAACAACCACAACAACAAGGAGCAGAACAATAATGGCAGACGTTTATGAAATTATTCAAGGCCTCTCACAAGCTGCAGCAAATGCATACGATGGAGCTTTGACAGAAGATGGCGAGGCATTAAAGGCCGGCCTAAAAAGAGAAGAGGGTAATCCAATTCTTGATAGAAGGGTGATTGATGGCTTTAATGTGTCTTTTTACGGTCCCATGATGTGCATTCAATATCATTCAGAAGTTCAACTCAAAGAGGTATATGCATCTGGATTTGAAGCAGGTATTGAGCAGCAAATTGCAGACATCGCATCGTTTTTGAAAAAAGAATATCGAAAGATTACGGGTAATTCGGTCAGCCTTACAAAAGAAGGCGAAGCTGAGATGCGAGTCGAAAGCACATCCCGTGTCCGTAGTTGGGTAACAGCCAAATGCCATTACAGAATTGGCGGTATGGACGAGGTAGTAATCGTTGGTGAATCTTCAGAAGATCGTCTTGAATCCGGCTGGCGCAGCTTTCTTGATCAAGGCGGCTTAGGTAAGCGCCCCAAGAATGATAAGAGACCCAAGTCAAAAAATGATTAATGAGCTTTCAATTATCAAAACAAGAACAAGTCAAAGAGATACTTAAGTGTGGAAAAGACCCCTCCTACTTCCTTAACAACTACGCAAGAATATCGCACCCATTACATGGACTTATTCTTTTTAACACTTTCAACTTCCAAGATGAGCTTCTCAAAGATTTTAATGATTACCGTTTTAACGTTATTCTAAAAGCCCGTCAGCTAGGTATCTCAACTATTACCGCAGGCTATATCGTATGGATGATGTTATTTCACCGCGATAAGGCCATTCTTGTTATGGCAACCAAGTTTGCGACAGCAGGTAACTTGGTCAAGAAAGTTAAGAACATTATGCGTAATGTTCCCGAATGGTTAAAAATTGCAACCATTAGCGTAGATAATCGCACTTCGTTTGAGCTTTCTAATGGCTCGTCTATTAAGGCAGCATCTACCTCTGGTGATGCTGGTCGTTCGGAGGCCCTGTCTCTTTTAGTTCTTGATGAGGCCGCACATATTGAAAACCTTGAGGAACTTTGGACAGGCTTGTATCCTACGCTATCAACGGGTGGTCGTTGTATTGCGCTTTCAACTCCTAATGGTGTTGGTAACTGGTTTCATAAAACATGTGCAGACTCAGAAGCAGGTGCCAACAATTTTAATTTAACAACGCTAATGTGGGATGTGCATCCAGATCGAAATCAAGAGTGGTATAAAAAAGAAACCAAAAATATGTCTAAGCGACAAATCGCACAAGAGCTTGAGTGTAATTTTAATACGTCAGGCGAAACGGTTATTGATCCAGAGTGCATGGAGTGGATGTTAACGACTGTTCGTGAGCCAAAATATAGAACAGGCTTTGATAGAAATTTTTGGATTTTTGAAGAATTTGACCCAACCTGTAATTATTTGTTGGTAGCAGACGTATCTCGCGGAGATGGTGCTGACTTTTCTACATTTCATATAGTTAAACTTGAGACACTGGAAATCATTGGCGAGTATCAAGGAAAACCAACGATAGACATGTATGCGAATATGCTCAACAGCGTTGGTCGAGAATTTGGAGGCTGTATGATTGTAGTCGAGAATAATAACATAGGATACTCTGTGTTAGAAAAATTGATATCAGAATACCAATATCCAAATGTATATCACTCTGTCAAATCAACACACGAATATATAGAACAACACCAAGCTGAGCTAAGAACTTCGGCAGTCCCAGGTTTTACTACGTCGATGCGCACTCGCCCGTTGATAGTTGCCAAATTAGAGGAGTTTATTAGAAACAAACTAATTACCATATATTCTTCTCGTACTGTTAACGAGATGAAAACTTTTATTTGGAGGAATGGTAAGCCGCAAGCTATGAAAGGCTATAATGATGATTTAATTATGGCCCTTGCAATCGCATGCTGGGTAAGAGACACAGCTCTTCAAGCAAATGCAAGGGATTTAAATTATCAAAAGGCTTTTGTTAGTGCAATCTATACTACAAAAACAACCATGAATACTCAAATCAAAGGCCAGCACGGCTACAAAACTAATGAAATTTTTGATAAAATGACTGAAGCTGAAAAGTTATACAACCAGTATAAATGGATTATAAAGTGAGAAAATAAATGGCCCCAAGAAACCCAAAACAAGGAAGAAACCCTGCGAATAGACAATCAAAATTATTTAAGTCTTTAACTAGATTGTTTTCTGGCCCAATTATTAACTACAGATCTCAATCTGGCCGCCGGATCCGACGCCAACATTTAGACAAATTTAGCTCTAGGTTTAGATCAGCGTCAGGCCAGCAGTTTAAAAAGGCGCTACACAACCCTCTTGACCAAATATCCACAAACGCAATCGCAAATCAAAGAAGAGCGGAAAGATATGTTGATTTCGACCAAATGGAATACATGCCCGAGATAGCATC